CGACACCTTTTTGTCCTTTATCTCCTTGTGCACCTTTATCTCCTTCTTGCCCAGAAGTACCTGTCGCGCCCTTCTCACCTTGTGCACCTTTAGTACCATCGATACCCTTCTGTCCCTTTTCTCCCTTATCACCTTGAGCACCTTTAGTACCATCGATACCTTTCTGGCCTTTGTCTCCAGTCTGTCCTTTTTGGCCCTTGTCTCCTTGCGCACCTTTATCTCCTTGAGCGCCTTTATCTCCTTGTGCACCTTTATCTCCTTCTTGCCCAGAAGTACCTGTAGCACCTTTTTGTCCTTTATCTCCTTGAGCGCCTTTGGTTCCGTCTATACCTTTCTGACCTTTTTCACCTTTATCTCCCTGTGCACCCTTATCACCTTCTTGTCCAGAAGTACCTGTCTGGCCCTTCTGACCCTTGTCACCAGTCTGTCCCTTCTGACCCTTGTCTCCTTGCGCACCCTTGGTTCCGTCTATACCCTTCTGACCCTTGTCACCAGTCTGTCCCTTTTGACCCTTGTCACCTTGGTCACCCTTGAGACTTCTTCCGGAAATTTCAACAGAGTACAGTTGGATAATATCGTCATCGTCAATATCACCGTCTTGATCTATTATGTAGAAGTTATCGCCACTTGTGATGGTTGTGTTATTGTTTAAAAACTCACCAAAACCTTCACCATTTGTGAATGAATTACTATTGGTGAAACTCGAATTATCCTTTACTACAACAGCAGTAAAAGAAGCGTCTTGTGAAAGGTTCTTAAACTTTAGGTATATGATTGGATCATCTATAGCATAATCAGACCAGCGGTTAGCCACAGAGTTCAAGTACATGTTGACAGCGTTTGTAGTAAGAGACGACAAAACGCCTGTGTACGCTAAGTAGGCATCGGAAGAGAAACCTAAATTGTGAACTCCATCGCTGGCTAGGTTCATTGTACCACCACCAGTTATTTGATGTGTCTCTATGTATAATGTACCAGAGGTAATTGAAGAAGGCGATACAGGATTGTTGCCACCGTTAGTGAATACTGCTGCCTTGTAGTATAGGTCGGTTTGCGCTCCGGCAGCACCACCACCACCCTGTGTACCTTTATTTCCTTTGTCACCTTTATCTCCCTTGTCTCCTTCTTCACCTGATGCTCCTTGCGCACCTTTATCTCCCGTTGTTCCTTTCTGGCCCTTATCGCCTTTCTGTCCTTTATCTCCTTTATCTCCTTGTGCACCTTTGGTACCGTCAATACCTTTTTGACCTTTATCTCCGTCGGTACCTTTCTGTCCTTTATCTCCTTGTTCGCCTTTATCGCCCTGGGCTCCTTTGTCGCCATCAGTACCCTTCTGACCTTTGTCGCCATCAATACCCTTCTGACCTTTGTCTCCGTCTATACCCTTCTGACCTTTGTCGCCATCAGTACCCTTCTGACCTTTGTCTCCGTCTATACCCTTCTGACCCTTGTCTCCGTCTATACCCTTCTGACCCTTGTCACCTTGTTCTCCTTTGTCTCCTTGCTCGCCTTTCTGACCCTTGTCACCTTGTTCTCCTTTGTCTCCTTGCTCGCCTTTCTGACCTTTGTCTCCTTGCTCGCCTTTCTGACCTTTGTCTCCATTTCCATCAAGACCTTTTTGACCCTTGTCTCCTTGTTCACCCTTCTGGCCTTTATCGCCTTGTTCACCCTTCTGGCCTTTATCGCCTTGTTCACCCTTGTCTCCTTGTTCACCCTTATCTCCTTGTTCACCTTTATCTCCTTGTTCACCCTTGTCTCCTTGTTCACCTTTATCTCCTTGTTCACCTTTATCCCCTTGTTCACCTTTGTCACCAGTCTGTCCCTTTTGACCCTTGTCTCCGTCTATACCTTTCTGGCCTTTGTCTCCTTGTTCACCTTTGTCGCCGTCAATACCTTTCTGACCTTTGTCACCTTGGCCACCCTTTTCTCCTTGTTCACCTTTGTCACCAGTCTGTCCCTTTTGACCCTTATCTCCCTGTGCACCCTTATCTCCTTGGGCACCTTTATCACCATTTCCGTCGAGACCTTTTTGACCCTTCTCTCCTTGTTCGCCTTTGGCTCCATCTATACCCTTCTGGCCTTTGGCTCCTTCTTCTCCTTTAGAACCCTCTTCTCCTTTAGAACCCTCTTCACCCTTTTCTCCTTGAGCGCCCTTTTGTCCCTTCGCACCTTCAGCGCCCTTATCACCTTCAACACCCTTAGCGCCCTCAGATCCTTTTTCACCTTGAGCACCTTTCTGACCTTTGTCACCTTTGTCACCCTTAGCGCCCTTCGCACCAGGAAGTTGCTTGACATCTCCCTTTGTAACAAGGATAGTTGTACAAGGAGGTATCGTCAAGTCAAAGACAAGTCCAGATCCGTTTTCTACAGTGACATCTATTTTACAGGCCATTGGTTTTGTTTTGTTATTGCACTATATCCTGCACTACATCAAAGGTTCCATAGAACCATGTGTCTACACTAGAGTCTGAAATCAGTGTAGCCTGCAGGCCGTACACATAAGTACCGGGCTCTACCTGCATATCTGTAGCGGAAATAGAAATAGTTAAAGCACCAACATTGGTGCCGCTAATTGTTATGTCTGTACTAGGTATAATTAATGGGCCGTCATCATACTCTCTGACTTCCATTTTATACGTGTACAGTGTTAGGTCTAATGCCGTTCCATCAGAGTCCTTTACTTGGGCGTCTAATTGAAAAGTATCACCGCGACGGGCACATATATTTACTTGTGCAGCGTTATTCAAATTTACGTTTGTGGGGTCTCCACAGGAACATTGGCTTGTTGAGCAGGAGCAAGACATCTTATGATATTGTTAGGTTGGTTACTATATCCTCACTAAGAGGTGGGCGTTCGCCTTGGCGTTGAGCAATCAGTTTACTTTGAGCCAACGCTTGTTTATCTATTCTCTGATCTTTACGATTCTCTGCCTCAGCATCTGCTTGCATACGAACTCCGCTTTCGACTTGTTGCTCAATCACACCATACTCTCCTTTAAGTTGTTCGATTTGAATTTTGAACTGATACTCTAGTTGTATGAGTTGCGCTTTGGCTTCCGTCTCTAATTGAATCCGCTGTGCTTCGATTTGGGCTTCGAGTTGCTTTTTCTGCATCTCCATTTGAGCGGCTACCTGTGAGGCTTGCTGATTTGATTGAGACTGAATCTGAGCCTGCTGCGCCATCATCTCTTGTTGTTGTTTGATTCTTTTCTTTCTGCGAACCACCAAGAGTCTCTCTGCTTGTTCCACGTCTTTAATCTGACGAATGGCAATCGCATCTTCAAGGTCAATTTCTTTTTGTCCAAGAGCAATCTGTATGTTTTGTTCTAGGTATTGCTTGTCCATTTCGTTCATCTCAGTAACAACCACCACGCCGAAGTTGTACATAGATAGGTTATCAAAAGAACTAAGCACAGCCATATTGGTTTCTCCCACGGCATTTGTATATACTTTATACAATATACTATCTGGTGGTATTACCTGTAGACAGCGAACAATATCATCACAGACCTTCTGATACAAAACCATCGTAGCATTAGTGATGTCGTATATAGCGTTGTTTCCAGCCTGCACTGCCATTTGGTTTACACCTACTAAGGCTTCTCCTTTCGGAGTGGTTCCATCCATAACCTCATTGATACCAGTGGCATCTCTTATCATTCGTAGGTAGTGATTGTAAAGAGAAACAAGTTCTTGTATGTTTCTAATATTATTACCTATCTCTCTGACGGGTGGGTTTTGAAAACCTCCCTCTGGATTCTTGCTACGGTAATAGAACACACCAGTTTGTTCGTAGATGTCTTGAATCTCTAATGGCTGTAGTTCACCACCGCGTCCTAGTTGTACGTTCTCTAACCCTTCAATATCAATGATGAGTCCATCTGGTTTTGCTTTAGCAATAGATTGCTGAAGTTTCAAGTGTGTAATCTGGAGCATGTCAGCAAACCCTATAACAGAGGATACCATTGACTTAGGTATCATCCCACGGATGTTAGTTGCTACAATACTATATGATAAACGAGCACGTGAAATATCATGTACGTTCTTAGGTATATTTTTCTTTGGCCCGTAGTTATACAACTTCTCTGTACCCACAATGTAAGTACCGCCATATACCGTAGCGTTCTTCATGTATATTGCTTCTCTGTTGTATACAGATTGCTGAGGTGCGTTATATTCGTTTCCTTTAAAATAGAAACCTATGTTTCCGTATGCCGACTCTTTCTTCTCGTATATGATATCATCAACAGACATAAACTCAAAGTCCATTACCTCTATCTTGTACTCATCATATCCTTGGCGATATCTTGTACCGGGTCTGTCGTAACCAGATCCTGTTGTAGAGAACTGAGTAGGGTTGTTCCCATACTTGTTCATTACAGTCTTAGCAATCTCCTCATACTCTTGCTCTGTAAACTGGTTACCAGCAATGCGCTTTAAGTCCATGATTGTTATGTACTTAAAATGACCAGCATAGGTTAGGTCAGAGAATGTTGGGTCGTCTGTATAGTTGTGTATAAATTTCTTTGGGTCAACATACTCCTCGTTGATTCCATAGTTGGGGTCATTGCTTCTTTTAGCAACACCCATACCAAGAGTTGCTAGGTCTTCAACACAGCGACGGTATATAGATTGATTAAAGTCATTCCACTTCAATGTCATCTCAGTAGCAATCTGAGCAGAGATTTCTGCGTCCGTCTTAATGTTTGTGTCTAAGAATATCTCAGTTTCTTCTGGTGTGTCCGGTAGTTGTCCAGGGTCTTGTTTAACACGCAGGCCTAGTGACTTCGCTTCCTCAATCATATCTCGATTCTCGATACGCAAGACGGTAGCGTTTTTCTTCTTATCCTTCTCTGTTCTTGAAAGGGGGTCAATGGCCTCAATCTGAGGGTATGGTTCTTTTGAAAGAATTTTGTTTACAACAATCTTAACAAACTTAGGTATAATAGGAACTGGCGTATAGTCTAGCGTCATCAATGTTCCATCACCATTGTTGTTGTCGAGAGAGTTTAATATCTGACGATAGATAGATGTGTCTTGTGTTCCTTGCGCATAATCTCTACAGCGTTCCATTTCGCTGTTGCGTCTTCCATACAATGAGTTTTGATAGTCACTTCCAATCCATTGCGCAAACATAGCCTTTGCATATTGCAGACCATATTGCTTAGACATCTTCTCCTCAACACCAGATAAAGGATCTGGAAATGAGGATTGTCCATTTGTGTATTCGTTGTCCATACTTTAGATTGCTACTGTTGCAAATATACCTCTTATTATTTTCGTATAATTATCTGACCTTTACGGAAGAACTGCTTACTATTGAAATCTGATTTTGGCTTTTCGGGCCTATGACCTTGAGCCGCAAGAAGGGCTAGTCCGCTTGATATAGAAAGGTCATATTTTGTACGATCGTCTATCTTAAAGTTTACCCAGTCCTCTAGGGTTCTCTCGAAGTACATCTTTCCGTACTCTAGTGTCTGCTCGTTTAGACCGACGTTCGCGTGTATAAAAGATTCTATAGCCTGTGCGTGCGCTTGTATGACGTCTTGTGAGTTGGATGGTATACCTTTAGTTTTTGTTTTGCTGCCGTAATTCGATGTAAGGTGAGCCGGTCTGTCTAGCAAGAAGTGGTCATAACCTCTTGATTCAAAGTGTCTTGCGATTCCGTATTTGTTATTCTCAATCAAAACAGGGTACCCATAAAACTTGGATGCCATTAATATGTCTTCATAAAAAATCTTTGCTAATGGTGGTCTTGAAGCGTACTCTGCTACAAACATATTCGATGGGTACTCAAGGTTGAATTTGTTAAAGAAATGACAAGCACCTTTAGATCCTCTCCCATCCACTGTTGCATCTATATCATAACTATCTACTCCAGCACATCCTAACCAGGCGTTCTCTGGTTTCTTTTTATTCCTTAACTCTACAGGTGGCATCCATGCTACCCTCCATCTTCCGTTAGGATCAGGACTAAACACTACCTCTGTATCCTTCTGCCCTAGCGCCCAAACAAAGTTTCCTACAACCACAGGGTTCGGGAACAAATCCTCGTTGTACTCTACCTGTTCGTATATCTTTTGTACGTTAAACAGAGATGCCTTTGCACTATCTCTAAACGCTTCGGCTTCTGTAAAAGGGAACTGGCGTATAACCTCGTTTAGTTCGTAAGAGTCTCCAGATAAACCTTTTCTTTCATTCTTTAAGTAAGTCTTTGAACCTAGGCTTATATACTCACCCTCTAGTCCTATAATATTTTTTTCTAAATCCTCAACGACTGGCATGCCATGTTTGTCGAAGAAACCTTCCAAGGCATCGTATGCTGGTATAAAACACCCATACAAACCACTCTTTGTTCTACCGTTTTCATTTCTGTCATTTACATTACTTGCGTAGTACAGTTCTCTATACTGCCGACCTCCTCTGTCTAGGGGATTAACAGTGCTTCCTACCAATGCTTTACCTACAATCTTTCTACCTACAAGCAAACAAGTTCTTTGTATTCGCCATGCTTCTCGTATATCATTACCTTTTTCCCACTTACCAGCCTCATCCAAATACAAGATGTGTAGTTTCTCACCATCATAGGCATTGTTGGTTGTGTTCTTCCAGTTAATAATTGTATTAAGAGCCTCACCTCTTGATGAGGTTTTGTTCTTTTTGGTAATTCTTTTT